TGCCAAGGAGTTTTGGACTTCAATTTCACCCACCTTGGCCACAGGCGGTAAAGCCATCATCACTTCAACTCCTAATTCAGACGAAGATCAATTTGCTACGATCTGGAAAGGTGCCAACAAGACCCAAGACGAATACGGTAATCCAAGAAGCGATGGCCTGGGTGTAAATGGATTCCGTGCGTACCGAGCCTATTGGCGTGAACATCCTGATCGTGACGACAAGTGGGCCGATGAACAGCGAGCTCAACTGGGCGAAGAGCGTTTTCGTCGTGAAATGGACTGTGATTTTGTTATCAATGACGAAACCTTGATCAGTCCGGTCAAACTGTTGGAACTGCAGAGTCAGGAGCCAGTGCGCAAAACTGGACAGGTGCGTTGGTACAAACAGCCCCAACGTGAAAAAATATACATCGTTGCTCTTGACCCCAGCCTGGGCACCGGCGGCGATCCTGCAGCCATTCAGGTTTTTGAAGCCGATAGTACCACACAAGTGGCCGAGTGGCGTCACAATCGCACTGATATACCCACACAGATCAAGATCATGGCCGACATTGTGAACGAGATTCATGCTGTGACCAAGGAACAAAAAAACATCTACTACAGTGTGGAAAACAACACCATTGGCGAAGCTGCCTTGATCTCAATCTCTGAATACGGTGAAGAACGGATTCCGGGATACTTTTTGAGCGACAACTCAGTTACTGGGGCCTCAGGACGCCGATTCCGCAAAGGTTTCAATACCAATCACAAAGCCAAAATCACAGCCTGCAACAAGTTCAAGGTGTTGCTGGAATCTGGACGCATGCAGGTCAACAGCGCAGCCCTGATCAGCGAGCTCAAAAATTTTGTTGCCAAAGGCACTAGCTATGCTGCCAAACCGGGAGAGACCGATGACTTGGTGATGTCAGCACTGCTAGTGGTACGCATGCTGATGCTGCTGCAGACCTACCATTCCGACCTGGATCAGCATCTCAAAGATCACACTGATCATGTGATTGAACCCATGCCGTTCATTTCTATCATGCGCTAAATACAACATTATGGCAAAAGACAACAACATTGCTGGACAACTGCAAGATCTCTTGATCACACGTGGATTTGAGTCTGAGATCTACGCAGCCAATGGTCGACCCGTGAACACTGCCGATGAAGGCAAGACCTTTAGATTTGATTACAAGGGCCAAAGCGGCAAAAACTACGGTACCATGGTCATTGTGTTGGCAGAGCCAAATGACATGCTGCTGATGTACGGTGATAATCTGGGCAGAGCCATGGAAGATCCCGAGGACCGGGAAGATTTTTTTGACTTTCAACATCATCTCCGTGACTTTGCGCATCGTCGTCGCTGGACTGTAACTCCCACAGACATCAGCAAAATGAAACACGTGCAAAGCGGATTGGCTGCCATCAAGGAAGGCCTGTTTGAAGGCTACTATGGCACACGACAGATCAGTTATCAAGGTCAAGCCACCGAAGCCAGGCTCATGATACGTCACAGTCGACCCTTGCGCGAAACCGATGCCAGACACCAACACGTGGACAGCTTGTTTATTGAAACCGCAGAAGGTGAACGTTTTAAATTGCCTTTTCGCAATCTCATGGCCGGACGTGCCATGCTGGAGCACGTGCGTCAAGGTGGTCGTCCCTATGACATACGTGGCACCCACATTGTGGAAATGGTCACAGAACTCCAGGTTCTCAATCGATTTCGTAGAGCTGCTCGGAACCGAGTCAACGAATCTGTCACGCAAGATCTAGTGGAACAAGTTGACTCATACTATCGTAGTTTGAGGCATAGCCTACAACATCTGGGCTCTCATCGTGGCTATCAAAGCTATTTTGAAACCTGGCATCCGGCTCAGATTCAGCCACAAGAGGCCTTGGTAGAAAACATCAAGAGCCTGTTTGTGGAGCAACGCATTGATGACCGAATTGAGGCTGCATTGCCTCTGTTGGCAAAAATACAACAAGGAACTCCCATGAAAGAAATAGAAATTTTTGAAAACTGGATTGATAATCTCAGTGAAGGTACCTGGAAGGTACCACAAACCGCGGAAGACATGAGCCGACTCAAAGCTCTCATGGCACAAGAACTGGTGGTGGGACCTGATGCTGCCTATGCCACACAGGAGTTGAGTGATTTGGTAGGCGACGATGAACTGTATGATCAGCTGGCCGAAATAGCTCGCTATGCCCCAGATGCTGACGTGAGAGACACAGTGCTCAAACGCTTGGGAGAATTGGGCGTAGACACCGAGGATCTTGTGGCCACCACTGACAACGCCATGACCCCAGACAGCGACGCTGTCAAAGAAGACAGTGCGGTTTTTGAAACTGGCTGTAACATGACCAACGAAGGTGAATACTGTCCTGAACATGGACTGGCCGAGTGCGGCATGTACGAAATGGGCACAGTGGCTGGTGCTGTGGCTCCCATGGAAGACTCAACCGATCCCATGGATCACCGTGGAGCGGTGACTGACAGCTTCTACGAGAGTGAACTGGATCGCATGAAAAAATTGGCTTTGGCAAAGTAATTCATAAATACTCTTGACACAGAGCTGCAAGGCGCATATACTGCTGTGGTGTATGCGCTTTTTCTTTGTGTCACAGGCAACTTTGATCTAAGATCAAGATAGGCAACATAACATAGGCAACTTTTGAAAGGACAACGACTATGGCATCTCTAGCAGAAATTCGAGCACGACTACAGGCAGCTGAAACCAAACAAGGCGGTCAATCCACAGGCGGTGATAACTCTATCTACCCGCACTGGAACATGGAAGAAGGCCAATCGGCCACTGTACGCTTCCTGCCCGACGGCAACTCCAAGAACACCTTTTTCTGGGTTGAACGAGCAATGATTCGTTTGCCTTTTGCTGGCATCAAGGGCGAAATGGAAAGCAAGCAGGTCATGGTTCAAGTGCCCTGCGTGGAAATGTGGGGCGAGGCCTGCCCAATCCTGGCCGAAGTACGTACCTGGTTCAAGGACAAGAGCCTTGAGGAAATGGGTCGCAAGTACTGGAAAAAACGCAGCTATATCATGCAGGGCTTTGTGCGTCAGAACCCCTTGGCCGACGACAAAGCTCCGGAAAACCCCATCCGTAGATTCATCATTGGCCCACAGATTTTTACCATTATCAAGGCTGCCTTGATGGACACTGAAATTGAGGAAATCCCCACTGACTATCTGCGTGGCCTGGACTTCCGCATCACCAAGACTGCCAAGGGCGGCTTTGCTGACTACAACACCAGCTCATGGGCCAGAAAGGAAAGCGGCCTAACCGAAGCTGAATTAGAAGCCATTGAAAAGCACAACCTCTACGATCTCTCCGGCTTCTTGCCCAAGAAGCCCAGTGAAGTTGAGCTGCGAGTGATCAAGGAAATGTTTGAAGCATCAGTGGATGGTCAGCCCTATGACACCGAACGCTGGGGTCAGTACTTCCGTCCGGCCGGTGTACAGGCACCGGGTGGTGCCAGCAGTGCCACGCAGGCCGATGAAGACGCACCGGCGCCTCGTGCCGTGCCAGCAGCTCGTCCTGCACCAACAGCAGCCAAACCCGCTGTGGCCGAGGACGATCCTCCTTTTGACACTGACGACACTGTGACTGCATCGGCTCCGGTGCAGGCGCCGGCAGCCAAGGCATCAAGCAATGCACAAGATATCTTGGCCATGATTCGGGCCCGCCAGCAAAAGTAGTGCTCGCAGATATTGATCGCACACTGTTTCCAGACGAGTGCCTGGTAATTGAAATTGAACCAGGCACTCGGTTTGCCTATCCAATTTTTAAAAACGGAAGCTCATCATTGATCAAGGCCGATCAGTTTAAAACTCTCTCCCGGGAGGAGATAAACCATCTATCTACAGTAGATGTGTTCGTTAGGAATCCTCATGAAAGATTTTTATCTGGTGTTCAAACATATCTAAAAAATGCTTCTCCTGAATTGGACAGAAAAACTTTGCTTTTCATGATTCAACGATATTTGTATTTAGATAGACATTTTTGTCCTCAACTTTATTGGTTGATTAATTTGTCGCGATTCACTTCTGCTAAATTTCATTTAAGACCAATGGATGATCTCCGACATGTTGTCAACACCAATCTCAATGAGTCACAGCACGATTCTGACATCAAAGAATATTTTCGTGACATGCCACATGTGAAATTCTATAACGAAATGGACGAAGTATTAACCGTAAATTTAATCAATCAAACAGTGTCGTTGATAGATATCATGGAGGTACTTAGAGACCGTTATGGAACTTTGTACCAGGATACCTTTGGTGTGAGTAAAATTATTGCAAATGTATTGTCCCCGACTTGATCACTTTGTGAGATTCAATCCAGATGGCACTGTGTTGAACGTCAAATATAAAAATTCATTGACAGAGGCTGCTAAAATAAAGTATAGTACAAGCAATACAGACTCGTTAATTTCTATGTCTCAATTCTTGGCAACCTATACAGACAACTCAGATGATTTGCAAAAATTTATCAAATATAACGATCAGTTAAGAGGGATCAAAATCCAGGATTAGCTTGGCAAGGTATTTTAATTATCATTATCAGAGGATTTCATGATGACAAAACCATTTGACATTTCAAAGTTCCGCAAGGAAATCACCAAGAGCATTGACGGACTGTCAATCGGCTTCAATGATCCCACAGACTGGATCTCCACTGGCAACTATGCCTTGAACTATCTAATCTCAGGTGACTTCAACAAGGGAGTTCCCCTGGGCAAGGTCACTGTGTTTGCTGGTGAATCCGGTGCTGGCAAAAGCTATATTTGTTCGGGCAACATCATCAAAAACGCACAACAGCAAGGCATCTATGTGGTGTTGATTGATTCAGAAAATGCCTTGGACGAGTCCTGGTTACATGCTCTAGGTGTGAGCACAGATGAATCAAAACTGCTCAAGTTGAGCATGGCCATGATTGATGATGTGGCCAAGACCATTGCCACATTCATGGGCGACTACAAACAACTGCCCGACGGCGAGCGTCCCAAGGTACTGTTTGTGATTGACTCATTGGGCATGTTGCTGACACCCACAGACATCAATCAGTTTGAAGCTGGTGAAATGAAAGGCGACTTGGGTCGCAAGCCCAAGGCTCTCACAGCCTTGGTTCGTAACTGTGTGAACATGTTTGGTAGTTACAACGTGGGCTTGGTTTGCACCAACCATACATACGCTAGCCAAGATATGTTTGATCCTGATGACAAGATCTCGGGTGGTCAGGGCTTTATCTATGCATCCAGTATCGTGGTGGCCATGAAGAAGCTCAAGCTCAAAGAGGACGAGGACGGCAACAAAGTCACCGACGTCATGGGCATACGATCGGCCTGCAAGGTCATGAAAACTCGCTATGCCAAACCGTTTGAAGGTGTGCAGGTCAAGATTCCCTATGAAACAGGCATGAATCCCTACTCAGGCTTGACTGACTTGGCCGAAAAGAAAGGTCTGCTCAAGAAGGACGGCAACCGACTGATGTTTGTGACCAGTGACGGCGAGATCATTAAATACTTTCGCAAAGGTTGGGAATCAAACGAGGACGGATGTCTGGACAAAGTCATGGCCGACTTCAAGAATCAAAAAGAAAATACCACTGTAATTGAAGAGGAAAGTGAATAATGCAGGCGCAAATGATAAGTGAAATTTGGGGCGAACTCAAACGTTACATCAACAGCATTGATCGACTGGAAGCAGCAGAGTCAATGATCACCATCATGATCGAACATGATTTTGATCTTGAAGAACTACGCAAGGAATTAGGGCATGACCCTGATCTCAAACGTGCCTTGACAGCATATCTGGACCAGGACCATGACGAAGCAGAGGATGTTGAGGAAGAAGAAGAGCTTGACTACGACGACGAAAACTGGGACAATTGATGTGGTACAGCCAAGTTGTTGCTGATCTAGGCTGCATCCCTGACTTTATCGCACACTACCAAGTGGAGTTGCAGCAGGCCAAGTCTGACTGCCGAGTGTCGGGCTTGCTAGAACGCAACATCAAGGAGTTGCCGGGCATCACCGAGCACAGATTCAATCAACTGCAAGAAATTGAAGCTGTGCTTAACTATCTCAATATCCAGCTAAGAAAAATTCGTCGACGCCACTTTCAAAAATATCTTGAGAACTATGCTCGAGCCCTGACCAGTCGAGATGCCGAAAAGTACGTGGACGGTGAAGACGAAGTCATTGACTTTGAAACCATTATCAACGAAGTGGCACTGCTGCGTAACAGTTGGCTGGGTGTCATGAAGGGTCTTGACAGCAAACAGTGGCAAATGGGCCATGTTGTCAGGCTAAGGACAGCAGGCATGGAAGATGTCACATTGTGAAACCAGGGGAACCATGAGCGAAAAAACAACGAGTTTTGAATTAAAATTTCCGTCTGATATCATGAACCCAGGCACAGCTACCTTGGATCATGAGGTTCCGTGGCTGGTTCCTGATTCTGTGAGACTATTGCAGCAATTGTTATCTCAACAT